CGATTAACGCCAGGTCCTCCCGCTGAAGCTCAAAGTCCAGTTCCTCCGGATACAGGTAAAAGTCCTCGCCGATGGGAACCGGGCCGTCCAGCAGGTCCCGCAGCGCCGTCTGCTTTTCCAGCAAATCCAGGTAGCCCGTCTGCGCCCGCTCGCTGAAATAGAAAATCCGGATGCCGAAGGTATCGTCCCGCAGGTCCCCGGCTGTTCCGCTCTGCATCCGATACGGCTCCACATAGAAGCACGGACGCAAAAAACCCTTCCGGATATCCTTGGTTGTGGGCGGCGTTCCGAATTCTGCTTCAATCAGGCCGGAGACCGCCTTGATTACGTCGATAATGGTTCTCATTTCAACCCTTTCTCCAGCATCTCATCTACGAACTTGTCCACTTCCTCCGGGTAGATTTTCTTGTACTCCTCGACGGTGTAGGCCGCCACATACTTCCCATCCACCCAGCGCTCCTGCCCCGCCTCATCAAGAATCGGATTCCCACTCTTATCGCATAGAATATGGCCGTGTTCAATCAGGTGGGCATGGGGCGCGTTGTTGTAAACGCGGATCTGATAGGAGCCATCGTACTGCTGCGGCATCCCGCGGCCAACACCCTTCATCAGGTTTCCGGTTTTCTTTCCGACTTTGGTTTCGTAGGCATTCCGTAGCCGCGTCTCACACTTGGAACCCTGCCGCCGGATAAATTTCTTGGCTTCCTTGGGAAACTCCTGTTCCGCAAGGTTCAGCAGCTTCTCGTTCAATTCATTCAGATCGCCCAGATCGAAACCGGCCTCCACGCTCATGCCTTCACCTCGCAGAAGATCTCCAGCTTTTCATGCCGCAGATACGGGTCCAGAATGTACAGGATGTCATACCGCACACCGCAAATCACCAGCCACATATCCGCCGTCATGTCCTTGCGGTAGCGGATGATGACCTTGTGTGTCGTGCGGGTCAGCTGCGTCTCCGCCGTCCTGCCGGACAGCATGGAGCCGGTCTGCGGAACGACCCCCGCCCATACGGTTGCGACGGGCTGATCCTTTTGCGGGTACTGCCCCAGTGCATCCTTTGTGTCCGACACGCCGTTTTTCCAGATCTCCGCCCGCTGATTCAGCCGGGAGGAAAGGGAATCATCATAGGAAATCATGTGCCACCCTCCTATGAAAGCTGCAGCTGCAGCAAAATCCCATCAAAATCATACGACTGCGGCACGCGGTTTTCGCCGGGCGCCGTAATATGATGGTCCACCCAGTATGCAACCAGCATCTTTACTGCCAGATCATAGAGAGCGTCGCCTTCCGCTATGGCTACGCCGGCATTTTTCAGATAGGCCTCCGCCGCGGTAATCAATCCGGCGATGTCATCATCTGTTCTGCAATATGTTTGCACATCATCCGCGAATGCCATCATCTACACCTCCGAAATGACAGCGGGGTGGTTGTTACCCACCCCGCTTATGTGATTAGGCCGTTGCGCCCTTCTTCACGATGACAAACGCGTTGGCGTCCAGCGTCTTGCCATCCGCGATCAGGATTGCCTTATCCACGTACTCGTTGGTATCGTGGTCCAGATAGCGGAACATCATCAGCTGCATATTGCTGTTGATGGCATAGTTGCTCAGGTTTCCATAGATTGCCACGACATCGCTGGTAGCGGCGTCATCGTAGTTTGCAATGACGTCGTCCTCGACCTCGACCACCGCGTGGCCGCCGAAGGACTCCTGCGGGCCATCCGTGATACCATAGTTCACGCGGCCGATGGGCTGACCGTTGTTGTCCACCATACCGTCGACGTAGCCCTCAAAGGTACCGGAGGCCATCAGGAACACGGCACCGCCCTTGTAGCCGGCGGACAGCTTGGCAAACACCTTCTTCTTCCATGCGCTCCAGCTCGTGAAGTCCGCAGGCGTCATCGTGACGATATGGGCCGCGGGAATCCTGGTGTCCTTCGTGATGCCGAGCGGGCTTGCGGTTCCGGCACCGGAAATAATTGCAATGTCCAAAGCCTTCGTCATGGCCTCGCCGATCAGATCGATCAGGATAGACTTAAACTGCTCAATGGTCACAGCATCGGTCACGATGGATGTGGCGATCTTGCACTCGAGGCCGTAGTAGTTGAACGTCACACTGGAAGACAGGTCCACTTTCTGCTTATCGCCCGTGGTATTCTCCCCAATCCACGTGGCTACCGGCTTTACGGACAGAATCGGTACCTTTACGCCGCCGCGCACTGCCAGCTTCCGGACCCGCGCGTAAATCTGCCCGTAGCTTTCAACCTTTTTGATGACTTCCTGCAAAATGGTGGACGGAACGATAGCCGCCGCATCGGAAGTCGTCGTGGACTGGTCCGCGCTCTGAAACTCCAGAACGCTGGAGCGCTTACCGATCTTGATGTAGTCCATGAACGCCTGCCGGTATTCCATGGAGGCAAACTTGTCTTTGTGCTTGTCCTGCGGCTTCGGGTCGCCCGTGACCTCCTGACCGTTCCCGTCGAACTGTTTCCCGGTGTCCAGTGCCGTCTGGGCAGCGATCTTGGAGTTAACCAGGCTCAGCGCCTCCGTTGCGTCTCCGATCTCCTTGGCAGTCGCGCCCTCCTTGCTCATGACTGTCTGCAGAGCGCTCTGCGCGGCCTCTTTCTTGGAAGCCAGATCCCTCATGATTTTGCTCAGAAATGCCATGTCTTTGTCCTTCTTTCCTAAAATTCAGATTTATAATGCGCCCTGCGGCGTTTTATCTTGATAATGCCAGAACTGCTCTGGCCCTTGCCAACGCAGATTCCATTCCTTCATCCGGCGGAGCCGGGTTGTCTCCTGGATTTGGTTCAGCGGCTTTGGCGAGTGACTCCGGGACGTGCTGGTACCTGTCCATAAATCCGCTGTCCAGACTAGCCGCGACCATGGTTCCCTGCACGTCGATCTCTTTGAACACCTGCGCGGCTTGCGTACCGGTCATCCACGTCTCCGCGTCCATCATGGCCTTGATCTGCTCCTCCGTAACACCCTCCGCCGCGTTTTCAAGATAGACCTCAACGTGGCCCTTCTCGCAGACGTCAAGAGAATCCGCGATTTTCCGCAGATCGTTGGCGTTGCCCATGGCAATCGTCCAAGGATTATGTACCATGATCTGAGCGCCGGGCGGCATGATGATGGTGTTCCCGGCCATGGCGATAACGGACGCCGCCGACGCTGCAATTCCGTCGATATGAACGGTCTTCGTCGCTGTGTTGCGCTTGAGAATGTTGTAGATCGCGAGACCCGCAAAACTATCTCCGCCGCCGGAATTGATGTAGATCTGGATATCCTTGACGCCGCTGAGACTGTTCAGGAAATTCGCCACATTCTGCGGGCACATATCCTCCTGCTGCCAGAGGTCCCAGGATGACGAGCAGATATCTCCGTAGAAATACAGTTCCGCGCTGCCCGGCGCCTGGCTTTTAATCTCGATTCTGCCTGTAGACTTTGCGTGAGTTTTTGGATTTTCGTATTCAAGTTTTAGGATTTTACCCATTGTTTCCGCCTTTCTTATTTGCCCAAATTGCTTTTTACCGCCTTTTCAAGCGGAACTAGCGCGGAATTCACCATCAGACTATTCCCAAATGGATCGGGCGGATTATCTTCTAGCGCACGGATTTCATTTGGTTTCTTAAATCCACTTTGTACCGCTTGTGCGTATGCCGCATATCGCTTAACAAGGTCTGCGCGAAGAATCGCATCAACGTTAAATTTTACATAGTACCCTGCGTCAATCTCCGGTTGCGTAAACAACTTGTAGTTCAGTTCCTGCTCGTACATGGTCAGGATTGCCATCAGGGTATCTTCATAAAACTCCCGGTTTGCCTCCGCCGTGCTGGCGTAGGAGGTTTTGGTCTGGTCATTTACCTGGTGTGGCTTGATGCCGTAGGCCGCCGTCAGCTGCTGGATCGTCAGGCGTGTATTTTCCAGGAACTGCGCATCCGTCATCTTCAGGGCGATTGGCGTGTAGGTCAGGCCGGCCGGAATAACGGACAGCCGGTTCGCGTTCCCCACGCCAGACATCAGCTGCTCGTATCGAGCGGCCAGCGCTTTCTGCTTCTCCGCGTCCAGGTCACCGACATATTGCAGAATGCCGCCCGTTTGCAATCCCTTTTTGTAGCTGG